GAGACGACATACAGCCACACCGCCGTAAACAGCAGCACCGTGCATATCTGCCACACCAGCTCCATGCTCATGCCTCACCACCCCCTTTCTTCCCGTCAAGCACCTGCTCCACGTCGCCTGCGTCAATCTTCAGCTTGCTCGCAATTTCCCCCGCCAGTGCCTTGCGCAGCAGCTTCAGCAGCGGAACGTGGGGGTAGAGTATCATCATGCTCGCCAACGAGCTCCAGAACTCCACCAGCACGATGGCCGCGCCCACCACCCCCGCCGTCAGCGTCGTGTCGGTCAGCCTGTCAAGACCCACGAACACGAACATCGTGCACCCGTACACCGCCAGCTTGTCGATGGTCAGCCGAGCCAGCTCCGACAGGGCGAACTCCCCACGCCGCAGGCTCACCCAGACACCGAACACGGCATCCATCAGCGTCACCGCAGCCACCAGCCCGCACACGAAGGCGTGACCCGCAAAGTAGCCCGTCAGGGCAACGCCCGTACCTATCGCCCACCCCTGCACGGTCTGAAGGATGGCCTGTATCTTACCAAAAAAATGTGTCAGTAGTACCATTGTCTTTTTAGTGTCTTTATTGTTTGTTCCGTTCCCGGCCGCAATGCGGCAGGGTCTGCAGAGACCTCCGTCAATCCCACCCGCTCACCACATCGTCGGCGTTTTGGTCAAACGGGCAGGCCTGCATCTGCGTCACCCAGAAATAGCAGTACTCATAGGTCGTGCCGTGCTTCAGCTGGCCGTAGCACAGCTCCAGCGACAGCGACTCTTCATCCTGTATCTGGAATCCTCCGTTCTCCGAAGTGGCGGAGTTGCCGGGGTGAGTCCATGTATTGTCCGTGTCACGATGGTAAATAGGGCCGCAATACAGGAGCACGTCAGCCCCCGTCCTGTTGACGAGGATGATCCGTCTGCCTATCGACATGCGCAGCTCGTCACCCGTGATATAGCGGACACCGTTCACTCCGTCGGGGTCTATCACCTTCGTCTGCCGTGCGGCAAGGCCGAGCCTGCTCCCTGTTGCACCGGCATAGCCCCAGTAGTCCTGTGCGGCGAACGGCAGGCGAATGACAGGGGCGGAAACGCCCGATGGGAGTCCCGTCAGAATCACCATGCCCTCCGACCGCAGGATGTCCAGGTCGTAGTCGCCACCGCCGTTCGCCGCAAAGTAGGTGTCCCAGTTCGTGCCGTCCACCTCCGTCACCATCCGCCCGTACACACCCCGTATGCACAGGTTGCCTATCGCGTCCATGTAGGCCGTCCGGCTCCCCTCGTTGTTCTGCACCAGGAAGTTGTCCGCCGTGAACACCATCCGCCTGTGACCGATGTCTATGCCCGTGGCCAGCAGCTCCTCAGCCAGCCCGTCCTCCGCCTCGCCCTGCACCGACCACGGCTCCCACGCCGACGGCACGCCGTTGCCCAGCGTCAGCATCGCCCCGAGGAACCCCACCGCGCGGCCTGCCGCAAGCGTCGGCAGCATCAGCTCCGTCTCAAGGTAGCACCGGCTACCCGTCGAGAACGTGAAGGACAGCCGCTGCACGCCGCTCACCGGGGCCAGCTGCTGCGTCGAGTCCGAATAGGACGTGCCGCTGCCGCCCGTCTCTGTGTCGTAGAGGTTGGCCGAGAAGTACAGGGGCACGGCACCCAGCGACGTGCCCAGAGCGGCCCACAGCGTGAGCGTATAGGTGCGGCCAGCCCGCAGGCGCACACGGGTGGCGGAGGTGAGGCCCAGGTAGCTCACGGCAGAGCTGCCCGTGTTCTGCACACGCAGGATCCTGCTGCCGTAGGGAGACAGCGAGTTGAACGCCGTCACATAGTCCACGCAGCCTCCCCCGGCAAACGGAGCGGTGGGGAATCCCGCCCACGGCAGCAGGTTCGCGGTCTTCGCCACCGCCTTGTCGCCCACCATCAGCGAGAGGCCGTCGGGGTCTACTATCCGCCCGTCCGCCGTCAGCTCCACGCCCGTCCGCGTATGCCTTATCCTGCCGCCGTTGACGGCCCAGCCGTTCGCCGTGCTGCCCACGCTGATGCTGCCGTCGCCGTTCATCCCCACCCCGTCGCTGCTGTCGCCGATGAAGGCGTTGGCCGTGCTGGCCGAGCCGCTGTCGATGCTCTCGGCAATCAGGAATCCCGCCGACACGTCGTTCAGGCTGTCGAACACGGCCCACACGCCGTCATGCGTGGCGGTGCCCGTAATGGCCGGCACGCGGGCTGTCGCGGTGTCGTAGGTGATCCCGTCCTTCACGTAGCAGTCCTTCGTCCATTCCGTCACGCCGTTGTCCAGGCGGTACTTCCTATACACCGTCTCCCCGTCGGCCTTGTACCTGATGTAGTCGCACCAGCCGTTCTCGCCGTCCGTCCCTGCCGTGTTGTACAGCGTCTCGCCCGTGCTCTCCAGCGAGCTCCGGCTGAACATACCCCGGTTCCTCAGCAGCTGGCCCCTGAGTCCCTGTATGCCCTGTGCACCCTGCCGGGCGCAGACGAACGAGACGGTCACGGATGCGCTCTGCCCCACGGAGGCGGAACGGAGCATGACGGTGAAGTCCGACGAAGCCACCGACGACGACGTGCCGTAGCTGTAGAACAGGTTGCCCCCGTCCTTCGTCAGCGTGATGCCGTTCAGCGTCACGCTCGCGGCGGAAGAGCCGTTGATGCTGCCCACCGCCATGTCGGACGCGACGGAATCCCCATGGTGCAGCACCACGGCCAGCCGACGGGCCGAAGCAGCAGCCAGGGGCTTCCCCGCCGAGTCGCAGTCCACGGTGACCACCGAGGGGCTGCATGTGGCATACACCGCATCCTGTCCGTCCGCGCCGTCCCTGGCACGCCGCCGCACCGTGACCGAACCATACACCTTCGCCATGCCTCTTCCTCCTCCTCCTTACATTCCCGCCAGCAAGGCCACGGCCTTCCGCGCCACCTCCTTCGCGTGGGTGCGCCACGACTGGAAGGCGGCATACTCCGACAGGTACTCCGCACGCTTCTCCTCAGCCAGGCCGCTGTCTGCGTCCCTGGCCTCCTCATAGTTGGACAGGACGGCCTGCACGGCATCCGAGCCGTAGCGGTCGTTCACGATGGCCGACACGATGGCACCGTAGGAACGCGACCGCACGTCCACGTTCTCGCACCCATAGAGCATGTCCTGTGCCGTGCCGTCCTGTGCCGTGCCGTCCTGCGGCACGGTCTCAGCCTCAAAGTCAAAGAACAGGCGGGTCAGCAGACCCTCGCAAATCACAAGCACCCCACCCTCGGGTATGCCTGATGTCTGAAGATTCGTTTTCATTTTTCTTTCTCCTTTTTTTAGTTGTTTTTTTCCTGTTGTCTCTATCCGTTAAAGACCACCTTCTCCTTGGTGTCCGAGTACACGGCACAGCCGTCCCCGCCCTCCTCCACGTCCCTGCCGTTGACGGCAAGGATGGTCGTGCGGTTCTCGTCCATGTCGTACTTGTTCGCGCCGCGCTCCGTGAACACCGTCTCAAACCTCGTCACGCCGTGACGTTCAAGGTCGGCAATCAGCGTCTTCACCGGCGCGGCGTTCACTATCAGCTTGTAGCTGTTCCTGTTGAACTCTATCCTGAGTGCCATGCGACCGTCCCCGTGCGAGGTCTTCACGCCCGACACCCACTCGCTGACGACGACGGGCTGGCCGAGTATCACGCGCATGCTGATCGTGGTGGCATCTATCATCTTGTTGCCCTCGGCGTCCGTCAGCGGCGAACGCCTGATGTTCATCTTCCGAAAGTTGATTCCGTTCATTTTTGCAAATCTCCTGCAGTGCTTGTTCCCATGTTTCAGCATACCCCACGCCGCCGACTTGATCTCCCTGATGCGCCTCGGGTTCGTCACCCCCGACAGGCGCTTCAGGAAGGCAGCCTTGTCGCTCCTCCTCCAGAACATGCCGCGCAGCGTGTGCACATAGCCCAGGAAGTCAAGCCCGTTCGCCGTCCTGTCTATCCTGGCCGGGTGCATCCCGAAGCCGAGGCCCGCAAGGTATCTCTCCGTCCGCTTCATGTTCAGCTTCACCTCGCCCTTGCTACGGCCGAAGATGACGAAGTCGTCGAGATAGCGGATGTAATACCTCACCCGCAGCACCTCCTTCACATACCTGTCCAGACCCGCCAGCGCAAGGTTGCCCGCCGTCTGGCTCGGGCGGATGCCCAGCGGGATGTCCCGGCCGCTGCCGCTGTACGCGGCAAACGGCTCCATGAAGGCATCCACGAAACGCCTGTCCTTCACCAGGCGCGACAGGTTCTCACGAAGCAGCGCGTGGGGGATATGCTCGTAATATTTTACGATGTCGCCCTGGGCGTACCATGCCGTCTCGTCCCTGTGGTTCATCACCCAGTCCGTGGTGGTCAGTGCCCCCCGGCACTGGCCGTACCCCTTCCGCGATGCGTAAGAGTGGCGGAAGAAAGACCGTTCGACTCTCGGCTCCAAGGCCAGCACAAGGCTCTGGTGATAGATGTGGCTGGGATGGAAGTCCAGCTTGGCTATGTCGCGGAGCTTGCCCTGGCCGCTGATACGACGCTCGTGCCTGTAGGCCGACGTGCGGATGCTGCCGTCTATCATCGACTCCTGTATCTCGACAAGGTTCCTGATGCGGCGGCGCAAATGCAGACGCACGCCGTAGTTGGACATCTTGCGCTTCACCGACACGCGCTCGGCCTCGCACAGGTTGTCCCAGTCATACATCTGTTCGTATAGGTGTCCGGTTCTTTTCATTGATTCTTGCTTGCTTTCATTGCTGCGTAGAGCGTTCGAGCACACTGGCCTACTGACACTACAGGCGGAGGGACTGACCCTTTCCGCGCAAGGTTATTTTGTTTTGGCCGCACATGGCCCTGCTTACGCATCCATGCCGCCAAGGCTTTCGGCAACCGGGATGGAGGGTATGACGCACCGCATCCCTGACAATACGCCTCCTGAGAGACGCTGAAGTATGGCGAGAGCCGATGTTCGCATTCGAGTTCGACCAACCGTTGTTCGAGTTCGAGTAACCGAGGCCGCAGTTCGAACCGTTGTTCGCAGTGCCGCCCCACAGCAGAAGCTCTGAGTCGCCGATACGCCCACCTGCCGAGTCAGTGCAGGATTTCTGTTTTTTTACCTTTGGGAACGAGGCGGCTTAGAGCCGCCCTTTATTTTCAGATCTGCTTGCCGTCCACGATGGCGGGGGTCCCGTAGAAAGCAAGGCGAGAGCCGAGGCTCGCATGCGAGTGCGACCACCCGTGGTTCGAGTTCGAGGAACCGAGGCCGCAGTACGAACCGTTGATCGCAGAGCCGCCCCACAGCAGAAGCTGGCCTGTCAGCTTGTAGGTCTCGGGGTTAGTGCCCTGGGCGGTTCCGTTCCATGAGCTGTCGCCCCAGTATGAGGTTCCGCCGCCGCCCTGCGTCAGGGGGAACAGGTCAAACTCGTCGCCGATAATCATTTCCTTGACATAGCCGTTCACCATCTTCCTGCCGTCAGACAGAATCCTGTAGTCACCCAGCGGCTCGTCTGCCAGCTCCGTGGCCGACGGCATCCTGTTGCCCGCATATATGTAGATCTCCTCGCCGTCCTGGTGCTCGTTGTTCTCGCTCCCGAAATACACGCCCTGCGTCATTTCCCACTGCCAGCCCCACGGGTCTTCCACGCCGAAGAAGTTCACGCGGGAGCAGTCCGTGCCGCCCGTCACGCTCACGTCTATCTTGCCCGTGGCGTCGCCGAGGCTCTTCGTGGCCCCCGTAAGCAGCGAGGCAGTGTTGGTCCAGCCGTCCGCGTTGCTCGACGAGCCGCAGAGGCCATAACCCACCTGTGTCTGGGCGTTCGGGTTGCCGTACTCCGACAGCTGCATCATCATCAGCAGCCGCCGGTGGTCGTAGTTCACCAGGCCGAACTTCGTGCCGTTCACCTGTGCCGCCGTCCAGAACGCATTGATGTTCATTGTCCCCGACGGCGCATAGCCGGAGCGGCTCACAAGGGCCGTGCCGTTCTTGTAGCCCTTGTAGGCTCCAATCCACGACTCTTCTATGTACCGCCCGCCGATGGGACTCTGGCTCATCCACAGCGTCGGCACGCCCGTCGTGCTGTCCGTCACCACACGGAAGTACAGCCGGGGGAAACGGCAGAAGACGTGGCCCTTCGTCTCGTCCACCGCCGTGCCGTCGGCATAGTAGCCGCTGTTGTCTGCCCTCAGCTTGGCCGCAAGGCCCGCGTTCGTCAGCAGGTAGCGGCCGCACTGGCGCTTGTAGGCATTCCACAGCTCCCTGCTGCCCACCAGCGTCCACTGCTGGCCCGAAGCATTCTGCTTGATTTCCACGCCCCAGGCGTTGGCGTTCAGCAGGCCCGTGTCGCCCGCATTGACCGAATTGACGAGGTTGGCCACCGTGATGCGCTTCACACGGCCACCCACCTCCACCAGTACTCCGTTGGACTGCGCGACTGCCGTCACCGCATCCACATTCCCTAATACTTTTGACATTTTCCTTTTCTCCTTTCTCTTTATTGATTGATTGATTCCTGTCCCGTTCCCAGCCGCACTGCGGCTGGGTCTTCACTGCGGCGGGGGTTCAGTTCCCTGCCGCAGTGCGGCAGGGAGTTATATCGTCGCCTCAAACACGACCACAGGGTCGAACGCCTCCCCGTTATAATACATCTTCGCCTCGTCCATCGCAAACACGCCCGTCTGGGTGTCGAACGTATAGTTGGTCACCGTCTGCCCGTCCACCGTTTCCGTCGCGGGGACGGTGCGGAAGCTGCTGGTCGCCTGGTCAAACACGCCCGTGTCCTGCACCTCCACGGCCCACGACGAAGCCGCCGCCACGCTGCTGCTGCCGCCGATGCTCGACATGAGCATGGGTTCCAGCGTCACCGTCCCGCCGAAGCCCACCTGGGTCTCGCCCGTCACCACGACGCTGTAGTCCGCGTCATGGTTGATGACGGTCTGGCCTGCCGAGGCCACCTGCACGCCGCCCACGAAGTAATGCGCGACGATGTGGGCTGCGTTCATGCCCCATGACTTCATCGCCTCCTGCGTTATCTCAAGCGTCTTGTTGCCGGTGTCTATCTTGATGCTGCTCCCGTTATGGCTTATCGCCTCGTCCGCACCCACCTTGGCAATATACCACGACACGGTGTAGTCGGCTGCGCCGCCGCTGCTGGTCAGGTCTGCCTTCATCAGCAGGCTGCCGGTGCTGTAGAGCTCGGTGTTGCTCTTGGCTGCGTCCGGGAAGATGATGCTTGCGTCATAGGTGCTTGCCGCAGCCTTCTTCACCTGTATGATGATGGTGTCGGTCACCTGCTGCCCCGCACCGCCGTTGATATACACCATGCAGCTGAAGGTCAGCGTCAGGTCGTGGAACACGCTGCCCGTGAACAGCTGGCAGCTGCACACCTGGAGCGCACCCGTCTGCGCATTCAGCTTGAACTTGCCGTCCGCCGATGTCCTGATGTTGTTCGCGTCCGCCTGGCCGAACGCTATCTCCACCCCGTCCAGCTTCCACGTGAAATTGGCCTTCGTCAGCGACGAGCTCCCCGTCGGATTGATGTTAGGGGTGATGACGGCAGGGTCTGACCCCGACCAGCCGTTGTCTATCGCGCTGCTTCCGTCATGGTAGATGACCAGTGACTTGTTGGACACCAGGTTGATGTGCACGGTGTCGCCCGATGGCAGTCGCCGTATGGTCACGCTGCCATATACTTGTCTTGACATTTTTTCCTCTCCTTTCTCTTTTTATGGGTTAATGACTTTCTTTAGCTGTTCCAGGCTGGAGAACATGTCACCCCCCAGCTGCCGGTGACGCTCTTCCGCGTCACCCGTCAGCAGGGGGCTGTTCATCACCTCTATCTCGTTCAGTATCATGTTCGGCCCCACGCACCTGTGCGTCGCCATCTGGAAACCGTGTTCCGTGGCCGGCCGTTTGGGTACAAGAAAATATCTCATTGCGCTCTCTCCTTTTGGTGGTTATATGATGTAAGGCTCCCCGTCCTCGTCCGTCAGCGTGTCGCCGCCGTCCGTCGCAGTGTCCATCACGCCGTGGTACTCGGCCTCGATGCTCACGTCGCACCAGCCGTTGTCCCCCTGCCCCAGCCGCACGTTCGTCAGGTCGAGCACGCCCAGCTGCCCGTTCGTGTGGCGGCGGTCGCTCTCATACAGCGTCGACGTGTACCATATCATGTCCACGAACGCCTCCGCACAGTCTATGGGGGCGGAGCCGTCCGCGGGCTGGTACTCCATCCGCCCCGCCCGCGTCGTCACCAGGGCCTTGTCGTAACGGAGCTCCCCCTCCCTCACGGAGGACAGGTTCACAGGGCGCACGACGAAGGCCGGGAGGCTGCGCCTGAAGCTCAGGTGCACGCGGTCGGCCTCCGTGCCGTTCAGCAGCAGCACGATGTCACACGTCCAGTCGCCCGTCATGCGCAGGTCGAACGTCACCCCCGTCCTGTCCGCCGACACCACCTTCCCGCCCGTGGCCACGTCAACGTAGCTGCCGCCCGAGCGTTCCTGCACCTTCAGCGAGCAGGCGTTGTAGCGGTCGCCGCTGCTCAGGACGCTGTCGCCGTAGCGGATGTCCACCGCCACCTTCCGCAGGTAGCTGTCCGGGTTGCTCATGGCCCGTGTCTGTGCAGCCGAAGTCCCGGCCAGCCCGCGGTGCGCCAGGCACCACTCATACATGTACAGCTCGTCCTGCAGCGGATAGTACAGCTGGTTCCGGTCGGCCACGGCCAGCGTCAGCCGCTCCTGCACCGCAGCGTCGCACGTCAGTATCACGTCCCGGCTCCTTACCGCGATGTTCTGGCCCGTCCGCGTGTCGGGCAGCACAGCCTCGAACCACAGCCGCATGTACGTCCCTGCCGCCATGTTGTTCTGCACCGTCAGCCGGCCGTTGATGTCGCTGGCTGCCTGCGTCATCACGCCGAAACCCTGCATCGTCGCGTCGAAACGGCTTGTGCCGCTGCCCAGCGAGTAGTACCACTTCATGTCGGCCAGGTACCTGTTGGCGATGCCGTCCGCCCACGTCCCGTCCGAGGCCACCGCGTTCACCACGGGGGTCAGCACCAGCGGCGACACCGACCTGTCCGGGATGTACTCACCCGAAAACTCGTCGTAGGTCTGCGCCAGCGAGCTGCTGCCCGCCGACGTCACCTCCACCGACACCGACACCGACAGCGGCTGGTAGATCTTCCGGATCCTTGTCTTAGCAAATCTCATTGTCCTTTTCTCCTATGTTTGTCTTTTTGGGTTGTCTTCTGTCTGTTGTCCCGTGCCCCGTCCCGTGCCCCGTCCCGTGCCCCGCCGCACTGCGGCGGGGGGTCAGTTCCCTGCCGCAGTGCGGCAGGGCCTTCACTGCGGCAGGGTCTTCAGGTCTACACCTCCACCACCCTCGCCGCCTCCTGCCCGTCGCCGTAGTGCGCCACGACCAGGAACAGCGCACTCGCCCCCCCCAGGTCGTTCACCTCCGCCGTATAGCTGATGTCCACCACCCCGTCGAAGTCCAGGTGACGGTTGTCCCAGGCAATGTCGTCCGCCGTCTGCGTGCCGTAGTTGCGGTGTATCTCCCATGCCGTCACCTCGGCCTCCTGACCGTACCCGTCCACCAGACGGCACGTCAGCGTCTTCGTCTCGCCGTAGGCGATGAAAGGGTCGCCGCCGTAGTCTATGTCCACCTTGTACGCCACACGCTCAAACTGGTCTATCCTGCCGAAGATGTACGCATTGCCCAGCACCGTGCCGCTGCCCTCGAACTGCTTCTCGTAGGTCACGTAGCGNNNGACTCCATCGAGAAGCCGTCCAGCCTGCCGTCGATGCTGCGGATATTACTTGACGTATAGTTCCACCACGTCAGGTTCATCAGCTTCAGCTCATACTCCGTCGTGGTCACCACAAGGCTCTGCCTGTCCTCCAGCGTCAGGTTCCCTGTCTGCCCGAAGTGCATCTGCACGCGGGGGTGGCGGTTCCAGTCTCGGCTCCCCGACTCCCCCTGGGACCGGCTGCTGCCGGCGGCGGTGCCCCGCAGCGTATAGTGGAAATACTTGTTCATCCCCCTCGCGGAGGTCTTGTCCGCAGGGTCGGTCACCGCGTTCCTGCCCTCCGTGTAGTCCTGCTCCGTGGCATAGATGCCGTCGATGCGGAAGTACACGCTCTGGAAGCCCGCCAGCTCATAGTCACCGTTGTGCGGGTCACTGCTGGCCACGGCGTTGTCCACGGACTCATACTCCCCCGTCAGCGCGTTCCTCTCCATGTTGTGCCAGAACCCCAGGCACAGGTCGTCCAGGTCTATCGCACCGTACTCCCCGTCCTCCAGCTTCAGCGCACAGCGGCCAGTCGTCGCCGACTCACGTATCACCTCCTCGATGACACCCCCGCCCACGCTCCGCAGGCCGATGCCCACATACACCGTCGCACGGTTGAAGCGGATCTCCGGCACCTCCAGGAACTCCGATATGCTCACCGACCTGAACCGGGCCGCGCCGCTCTCGTCTATCCGCGCACCCCTCTCGGCCGCATCCTGCCGGTACCACGCACCGCCAGCACCTCGCCGCCCGACTCCTGCGACGCAGCCGTGCCCACCGTCAGACTTTCATGGACAGCAGCCTCGCCGTCTACCTTCAAATCGCCCGTGACATCTGCCTCGCCCATCGTCAGCTTGTAGGGGGTGGAGTCGTCCCGGTCTTTGCGGAGGAATTTTTCTTCAAGTGCGGCAATGGCCTCTTCCAGTGCTGTCCTCACGCTGTTGATGGAGGTCTTGGTACGGAGGGCGGAATACACGTTGCTGTCTGTCTCTTCGATTGTATCTGTCGTCTTGATGATGGTGACAGTGCCGCCTCCCTTGCCGCTGCTTCCGGCTCCTGCCACGGAGACCTTGCTGAAGCTGATTCCCTTTATGGTGCCGGCCAGTTCCCCGAAGCGTGAATAGGCCGTACATTCGCCTACGTACAGCACAGGGTTGTCCCAGGGGATGTCAAGCTTGAACTCGCCGCCCATGATGCGGGAGTCGGACAACAGCGACTGGCCTTCCTTCACCCTGACACGCTCGCCCGGCCTGAAAAAGCGGCCTTGCTCAAGCCTGTCCTTTGCGTACCCTGCCATCAGGCTGCAGTCGTACTGGTTGGTATCGATGGCCTTGTACTTCAGGTAAAGCAGCGATGTGCGCACCAGTTCCAGCTCGGCTTCCGTGGTCAGCACCTCGCCGTCGTCGTAGATGGAGGTGTCGAAGCCGTATATGGTGTAGCCGTCTCCGTCGGACGGGTACAGGTCTCCATTGGGCAGTTCCACGCCGTAGTTCTCGTTCCGCTCTATCTCGAACACTGCCCCTGTGCCGTCCGAGAGGCCCGGCTTGAAGAGTATCTTGAAGGTAAGCCCTGCCAGCCGGCCGCCGCTGTAGGAACGGCCGTTCTTCTCCACGTCGCCGAAGGTGATGAAGATGTCCTCGCCGCCGATGAAGTATTCTGTGGAGAAGTTTTTCAGCTCGGTGTTCTTAAACCTATAGTTGTAGTGCGTAAACACCGCGCCGTCCACCGTCTCTGTCTTCTTGGCATCTTCAGGTGCGGTGACGTTCCCGGCTACTCCCGCGAACGTGGGGTATATGTCCTCGAACACGACGAGACTTTCCACATACTGCTCCTCTTCGAGGCCCCTGACGGATTCTATGCGGCCGGAACCGTCATAGACCATCGTGTTGACTACACCTCCCGTGCCGCCGTCGAAGGTGAGGTTGCCCTGTGCATCCTCGTACACAGGCTGCTGGGGAAGCCTGAGGTTAGAGCTGACGATGCCGTTCAGGTATTCGGACGAGCCGGAAAGGGACGTGAAGAGCCCGCTGTTGGCCTTGCCCTTGGCATAGTCGCGTGACAGCGTGCCGCCGTCGAAGGTGAGGTTGCCGCCGCCGTCCCTGTAGCAGAAGAGGCCGAGACGCCTGTCCGACAGCAGGCTGAAATCGGACGTCGTTTCCGTACCGTCCGGCCAGGCTATCTTCTCGATGAGGAAATACTTCGACCTTTCCTCTGTCCTGAAGGCGTGCTGCCAGTTCAGCGTTGCCGTGACGTATGCCTCCACCTCGTTGCCGTCGCCCAAAAGCGAAAGCGTCGTCTGCATGGAGGGGTTGGTAAACTCTATGGAGGCTGCGAATGAAAGTGTCTCATGGATGCTGCCTGAGTCTTTCGTGCAGCGTACTTTCAGGTAAACTTCCTCCCCGGCAAGGCTGCCCATCAAATCGGCAGGGAGTTCCGTTTCAAGATAGTTGCCAGTCTGGTTTCCGTCACTGTCATACCACCGGTGCTGTCTTCCGTCATAGTCGTGCACCACCCTTACCAGATGCATGTATTCCCTCCCCTGCGAGTCGCTGAGGTAGAAATCGGCATAGAACAGGCTTTCACCTGAACGGCCTACAAATGTGCATGTAACCTGGGATATGGCCAGGCGGGCTGTCCCTCCGTGAACCACGGCTGTACCGTTTACCCTGTCGCCGAACACCACGGTAGTCTCATAGGACGGCGAGGATTCGTCAAGATGTACGTCAATATTCGACCCTGATGCAGGAAATTGAATCTCCTGCCCGGCCACCTCGCACCTGTCATAGAACACGGAATAGTCTATATCCCTTGCCGAGTCCCTGTATGTGTCCGAAATGCCCGTCGCGGTTTGCCCGTCTGTGTCGAACGTCAGCACGATCTCCTTTCTGTACCTGCCCGTGATGTTCCTTGCCGAGCCGAAGGCATACAGGCGGTTGGCAAAGGAGGCAGAGCCTGTCCTTCCCGATACCGACTCCAGCTCCGTGCCGATGGAAAGCACCTCGGCGGATGAAGGATGCTCACACCTGCCTATATGGATGGTGCCGCCATCCACCCACCACTCGCATGAGCCGTTGTCGGGATCTATGGCCTGGCAGATGTCGGAGAGTGCGCCGGTTATGCTCTTTGCCGAGAACGTGACCGCTATGTTCTTCGACGCGAACTCCTCACTGATGATATATCCATAGGACTGCCCCCTGTAATGGTAGCCGAGGATGTCAAGGTTGCCGGTGAGCAGGTCCAGGAACACGTCGGGGGTTCCCGTCAGCGAGAACGAGGCTTCCGCACCGCCAGCCCCGGGGGCGTACCTCAATATCTTGTTCTTCCACTTCCAGTAGTCGGCATCCAGCGTCAGCTCATAGTCGTAGCCCCCCGTCTTCGTGTTGTACCTCGGCTTATATTCCCCGGTCAGCTCGAACCGCCTGCCCCACGCCGCCAGCACAGGATACTCGCTTGCATAGACAGGTGTCCCGTTTACCGTCTCGCCGAAATCCACGTAGTCCCCTGCACTGAATACGATATAGCGGCCAAGGCTGAACACAAGCCTGATGCGGTCTTCCTGCATCAGCTGGAACCTGTATGTGCTGCCCTTGCAGATGTCTGTACGCAAGCGCACGTTCCCGTTTATGTCGTATATGGTAATCATGGGCTATCTTATTGCTGTTTCTGTTTCAAATCACCGAGAAAACACTTAAGGGATGGACTATTTTACTCCAAGGCCGCCATCAGGGCCGCGTTCACGTCTAACGCCCTGTCAGACGGGTCGGGCTCCGTCAGCTTCAGCATGTACTTGCCAAGGCCGAACCTGAACTCCTGGAACTGGGTGCAGCTGCCGTACAGGCACTTGTACTCCGTTTCCGGGATGAACGCCGTGGATATGTGAATCCAGCCGCACTCCAGAACCTCACTGCAGAACAGCGCGTACTTCCTGAAGAAATCCGCCTTTCCCGTCGCGTGCAGGTTGAAGCCGACCGTCAGAGCGCGCTCGTCCTTGCGCTCGGTCGCCTGCGAGGTCGTGACCAATGCGCCGTGACGGGTGCGCACCTCGTTCCTGATGCGCTCCTTGGCGGGAGCAGGCGTAAGCAGTACAGAGACCGCCGATGCGTCGAAGCTGATGCCGTACCTGACCCGGGCATCGTGACCGTTTATGAAGAAAGTGTCCGTTGTCATAGCCTTTCCGTATTTTCCTTTATCTTTCCGAGGCGGTCAATGATTTCCGTATTCGACCGCCTGATGCTCTCGTACAGGTCTGAAAGGAACCCGTTGCCCGTTGCTATCCCCTGCCTGATGTCCGTCAGCACGCCGCCCTGCGCCCCCGACAGCAGGCTCGTCATGTTGCCGAGGTTCTGCACCGCCAGCATCACCTGCTGGCTGATACGCTCGTTGTTGATCTGCATGGCCGTGAATCGCCCGTTCAGTTCATTGGCCGCGTCCTGGCTCATGGTCTTCACGACACCTCCGGCCCCGGACTGTTGCTGTGCCTCTTCAGTGCCCTGGATGAGACCCTGCTCCTGCAAAAACGAAAGCTGGTCTTTGGCATCCTGCACGTACTGGTCGTACTCCGCACGGAGAGCGTCTATCTCGCCTGTAGTGATGCCGCCGTCCTGATACACCTTGCTGAACTTCTCATACCACTTCTTGAGCTTGTCCTTGAAGTCCTGACCGACGACGTTGTTGATGACCATCTTGTTCACCATCTCCTGCCAGCTGGCGGCCACATCGTCAAAGGCATCCTCCGCACCGTTCGCAAACTCATAGACGTTATCCATGAAGTCAGAGAAGACATCTTCTTCCGTCGTGCCGGAAAGGATTGCGTCAAGCTGTGCCCGGGCATCCTCCAGTTCACTGACGGTGTCCGCCCACTGCTCAACCCACTTTCCGATGGCACCCTCGTCATAGCTGTTGTCACGCACCAGCTGATACCACCAGTCCTGATAATTCGTCCGTATGTCATTCAGGATTTCTGCACCCCTCAGCCCCATGCTCTCCAGCGTGGTGTAGAAGGACTGGAGGCTGTTGTCGCCGAAGCCGATTCCGTAGGCACTGCCGATGGCACTCACCAGGTCCTTGCCTCCGTTCTTGTTCCTGTGCCACCACTCGCTGTGCCTGCCGCCATAGCGGTCGTCACCTGCGGCCAGTACACCAGTTTTGTAGTAGGAATACGAGCGGTTAATGCTGTCCGCCAATTCGTTGTATTTGTCAATGGCTGTCAGGCCGAAGCTCTCGCCCATGTCCTTCCTGATGTCCTGCACGTGGTCATCAATCAGGCCAAGCCTTGCGGTGGCCTCGTTCTGGATGCTCACCATTTCCTCATGGTTGTCAAGCGAGGAAAGAACCATGCCGTACACTGTGTTCCCCAGGCTCAATGCTGCGGAGGCCGCTGCCGCGTATGGACCGGCGGAGCCCAGCAGGTCGCCCGGTGCGCTGTCCTCGCCGAACATGTCCTTCAGGTCATTGAAGCTCTGAAAGACGCTGGTTGCGCTGCCAAGCGCATCACCTATGCCGCCGAGCACGTCGCCCATGCCACTTATGCCGAGCGAGTTGAACAAATCAGTCACGGGGGCGATGGCGCTCCGCAGGGTCTCGAACTCCTTCGCCAGCTTCGGGATGCTGCCGTCCGTGAGGGCTTTCAGGTTCCTCTCGGCGATGGAAACGCCGCTCCGGGCCTGTGTGGTGTTCTGCCGTGCAGTTTCCAGGTCGGCTGACGCCCGGGCAACCTGTGCGGCGGTCACGTTGCCTGTGCCCTGCCGCTGCATTTCCTGAAGGGTTGCGAGCGTGGCCTCCGCCCCCGATTCGGCCAGTTCCGCCCCGACAAGGCGTTTCAGCGCATCCGCCCGCGCCTGTCTTGCACTTGCGATGGACGACAGTACGCCGCCGCTCTGCTGTATGGCGGCATCCACCGCATTGATGCCCTCCAGGGCACTCCTGCGCACCTCCTCGCCCGCATCGGCAAATTCGGGCGCACCGATGAAGTCCCTGAGGCTCTGGCGGAGAGACTGGAGCTCTTTCCGCGTCACGCTCGACAGGTCGCCGAAGAGGGCTTCCCAGTTCACCTCGCGCTTCAGCTCCTCGAAGTTCACCTGCGATATGGCATCCTCCATCTCCTTCTCCAGGCTCAGGGCCTCCATGCTGTCGCCCCTGGCCGTGGCCTCGCTTATCCTGCCGCCGTAGCTCTGGCGGATGGCATTGATTCTGGTGGCCGCGTCGCCGTACTTCATCAGGTACTCCAGCTCTTCCGTGTCGGCCCTGCTCACTTCCAGCAGCGCCTTCGCCACCGCCAGGCGGTCTTCAAGAAGGCGTATGGCCTCACGGTCTGCCTCGATGCCCTTTTCCTTCTCTGCATTGACAGCTTCCGTTATGCCCATCACCGACTTCTCCAGGGATTCAGTCTTCTCCGCACGCTCCTGCTGTGCCGTGGCAAAGCCGCCCGTCAGCCTGTCAAGCTCCCTGTAATAGTCCAGCCTGTTGTTCTCATTCTGGCGGATGTACAGAGCCGTCTCTTCGGCTGTGGGGGTGTATCTTGCATCATTGGGGCTGTATGTGAACACCCTGTCCTTGTTGACAGGGTTGGCCTCGAACAAAGCCCTCTCTTGCGCAATCTTCTGCTCACGCAAGTCCTCATACCCGCGCTTCAGTTCCTCCTTGCGCTTCTCGAAATCTAACCGGGCTTGTGCCAGCTGCCTGTTCGTGCCTTCATCCATTGCGTCAATAGTGGCCTGTGCCGTGGAGAACTCAAGATCCTTGGCAGCACGCTCACGGTCGAGCCTCTGCTTGCGTAGTTCTTCTGCATATTTTTGACGAGCCTCGGCTTCTTTCAATGATTCTTTATCTTTGTTTTTTTTGCGAGATTTGTCTTCAATACGCTTCTTCAAACCTTTCAAGAAGTTGTACTCATCGCTGTCAAACGTGGCTTTGTCTAAAGCCTCGTTAACTTGCTTCAATAAATCATCTACCTTTTTCTGCGAGTTGGCACTGTTGAAACGGCTGTTCAACTCATTCTGCGCGAGCATGGCGGGGTCTGTGATGGGGATATTCGGCATCCATGACGTGACTGGCTTGCCGCCATTCATGTCAAACACCGGCTTTTGGTTCATAAAATTGAACCCAAGGCCCATGTTCATAGGGGAGTTGCCGCCATTCATCTGCCCCAGTTTCCACATGTTACCCAGCAGCGTGTTCGTCTGCTGTATGCCGATATTGATGGAGGTGGTGTCGATGAGCGGCTTGGCCGACATTCCGTTAAGCAGGTTTATCTTGCCTTTGGTATCGTCTGCTGCCGTCCCTGCGCCTTCAATGGAACCGCTGTCAACCGTCGGGCTGACATTGGTATCTCCGAGGTCTGACAACTCCCCACTTGCCTTGCTTGCCTCCTTTGCGAGGTCTGCAATGCTCATGGTGGTGTAGTCAACCTCCTTCTGCACTTCGGGGTGGGCTTTCTTTTCTTCCTCGAAAGTCTTTATCAAGGCATTACGACCCATAGTGACAGAATGCGTAGCGTCTGCGAAATCACGCATTATCTCGATAGCATCCACATCAATATGGAAAAATCCCGAAGCGTCACTTCCGTCGGCATTGGTTTTCATAAACCATTTCTCCGACTCGATTCCCATATCCTTGTATGCTTTCTCTATACGACCATTTACCTCCGCAATCTTGGCTTCTAATTCATCACCTGTGAGTGTTGCAAGAGCATCACCTTCTGACTGAATGATGGCACCAATAATCTGTGTGAGTTCTTTCGCTCTATCCTGCACTTCGTCGGCGTCCCAATCCTCAAACAGGCCAGAACCGTCATATTCAGCCCCTTCAAAAGCAGTCTGTAAAGCATCGCGCATATTGGTGGTTGCCTCTTCAAGGGCATCGTTATACGACTGCAGAAGGTTGGCTTTCTGTCTCTCCTCGCCTTCTTTGTGGATGGCATCGGTAACAAGGTCGTGCATGTCCTTCAACTGCTGGAGTTTGTCAATCTCCTCGTCAATCTTGAAGCCATACTCCTCATATATCTTAGCCAGTTCATCAACGGCATCCTTATGTACCTTGCTCTCCGCTGACGTGTTGTCGATAACAGCCATGAGGGTATCAAGGTTGCGAACCTGCTTGACGGCCGACTCACCGAACCTCTCTATCTCTGCATCTGCCTTGCTCGTCTCTTCCGTGAAGATGGGCAGCAGGGAAATGATGGTCGTGATGGCTGCGATGGCAACACCGAAGGGATTGCTCATCATGGCAACTTTCAGCGAGTTCATGGCTGCTGTAGCGGATTTAGTCATGGCGACCAACAAGCCCGTGGCCGTTGTCTGTGCCTTGGTCTGCGTGGTGCCTACGGCCTTCTGGAAGTTCGTCAGCTTCTCCTGCGTGGCCTGCTTGCGAGAGGATGCCGTTTCAAGGTTCTTCTGTGCAGTCAGTTGTGCCTCTGCAGCCGTTTCCTTGTTGCTCTGTGCGGTGGCGAGTGCCTTCTCGGCATTCTCGGCTTCCGTGGCTGCTGTGTTGTAGTTGCGCTTGGCGGCTTCTATCTCCTGGGCGTCCCCCGACCTGTTGGCGGCTTCCACATCTTCATTGCACTGTGCGAGGTATTCCCTTGCAGTGTCTGCCTGCTGCTGGAGAACCTCTATCTCCTTGTCAGCGGCTTTCTCCTTCTCGCTGGCAGCATCCATAGCGGCCTGTGCAGACTCTATGATGGCATCGTAGTCGTCTATCTCTGCGAGCATCTTCCTCTCAAGGGCTGCTATCTGCTCGTCGATGGCTGTGACATTCCCTTCACGGCTGGCGGTGTTCTGAAGGATGGCAGCGGTGTTGGCTTCCTCTGCCGCTGTCTCTTCACCGATGGCCATAATGTCTGAGTTGTCGGAATACTTGCCGTACAAGTCCTGCAACTCCTGCTGGCGCGTCTGCTCGATGTTGTTGGCTTGCTTGGCCATCGTCTTCTCGATAGCCTGCGTGACCTTCAATGCGGCCTGGTACTCGCCATAGGAGGCTATCAAGCCGATAATCACAGACCCTACCTCCTTATAGTGCTCAACGAGCCACGACTCTGCCTTTATCGCGCCCGTGATGAAATCCTGATACTTCTCGCCTATCTCGTTGTACATGGCGGCGAGGTTATCCTCCAACTGGCCCTGCTCTGCTGAGATATTCGACATCTGATTGAGCATGAGGTCATGGAACATGCCACCTTCCTCGGTCACATGGTCAAGCACCATGTTCAACTGCTCGAAGGTCACGGTGGCTCCCTCCACCTCGACACCCATTTCCTTCAGTACGTCCTTCACCACAAGACCCTTTGTTGCCCAACTGGCGAGACTCTGGCTACCCACCTCACCGAGGCTCTTGGCCCTGTTGTACAAAGCGACCATTTCCATCAAGTCTGCCTTGGTGCCAGTGGCGATGTTAGACAACTGGTCAAGGCGTGGGATAATATCATCGACGGCATGGCCGTAGGCAATCATCTGCTTCGATGCGTCGGCCAGGTCCTTGAACTCGAACATATTGTAGTAGGCGTAGTCCTTCAACTGCTGCGTGAACTCCGCGGCCTTCTGCTGGTTGCCCAAGAATACCTCCATCGAACTCTCAATATCTTGGAAGAATGACCTTATCTCTGTCACCTTGCCGATGAAACTCTTGGCTGCATCCAGTGAGAACGCTATACCTGCAGCTGCACCGATGCGCTTGAACATATCCTCTATGCCCATGCCGCTCTGCTCGATGTCCTGTGCCGCACGATGAACACCGTCCCTTGCTCCGTCCAACGAACTCAAGAGGTTGCTGTTGTCGCCCGTAATCTCAAACTTCAATGCCATAACTCTTACTTTATGATGAAGCCCTCGCGCAAGCGCGGGCTGTTACTTTTGTTTATTTGTCTTTCTCTCACTCCGGGGCCTCGACGCCCTTGCTCTTGAATGCCATGAGAATCTTCTCCGCGTTGGCAGGGTCGCTGGCATCCATGACTGTCGCACCGAGTGTGAGTGCTGGTATCTGCTCCATTTCCTCTTTCGTGAGGTACACCGACGTAATCTTGTCCGCGAGCATGAGGCGAAGGTATGTGTACCCCTTCTCGTACAGGATTTCATTGTCCGAGTACCCCATTTCCTTCAGTTGTCCGATGAAGGTGCCGAATACCGACAGCCCTCCGAAGTTCACGTTGTTGCTGCCGCTCTTGCGCTTGATCTCCATGACCTGTGCCATCCTCTCCTTCTCCTTGTCGATGCCGAGGAACTTCATGAACATCTCCGACTTGTCGGCTTCCAATACCATTATCAGCAGGGTAGCCATTTCCTCATCCGTCAAATCCTTCTCGAAGACGTTCTTTCGGATGGTGATGCTCCTGCGGTCGTACAGGTCCTTGTATGTGTTCGGTGCTGTGTGGTAAGCCAGTATGTGGCAGCATATCTCCCTGTGGGTCGTCACTAATCTCAATGCTTCCACATACTGGCTCTTCAGAAGAATATCGTAGTTTATTCCCAGACTGTCTATCTGTCTTCTGAGCAGGTACATCTTCGCAAGCGTTACTGGATAGAGGTTAAACTGCTTGTGCCCTACGGAAAAGCCGTAAGGTCTGCCGATCACAACGTCTGCGATGTCATATTCGATATTGTACTTCTGCTCATCCATAGAGCGGAGAGGTGGAGTCGAACCACCGGCCTTGACAATGGACTTGCCACGCTCTTGCCGACTGAGCTATCTCCGCGTAATGCAGTTCTCTCCTGCCGAACTGCAAAGGGGTGTCTATCCACACGTCTATTTAGTTGCCTAACTACGTGCGTAGTAGGTGACGCCAGTCTGCGGCGTGGTGTCATGCGACAGAATGTAGTTGCTACCATTCTTGATGTACCAACCCTCAGACTCGGGGTTCTTCCCAGTGGTGTCGGCCACGGCCGTGTAGGTCGTGCTGCCCTTCACAACGGGAACGACATCGGTGATGTTGCCTTCGTCGTCCATCTCGCCTCCGGTCTTGTACCAGTAGTGAGCCATCAGACCGTCCGTAGAGTCACCCTTCAAGGTAATCTTACGGCATACGTTGATGAGTCTGATGCCTACGGCTCCGTTCGTGGGAGGGATAATCTCGATGCTGCCTGCGTTCTCCACGAAGCCGGGAGTAACCTCGGACTCTGCACCGATGCGACGGTCGTACTCAACGATGTACTTGTCGGCCTGAGACTTCATAGCCTCGGCCTCACCACCCTCGATAAGGGCCTCGTCCACGCTACCCTCCTCGACGGAAAGGCTTGCGGTGCCTTCCTTGATGTCGGAGTGGGTGATGGCGTTGCCACTTGCGGGGGTCTGCTTGGCGGTGCACTTGCCCCAGCCAATCAATTTCTTTACAGCCATTGTCTTTACTCGTTAATTGTTTTGTACTCAATTTTATTGTTAATGACATGCTCCTCGGCACCTTCCACCTCAATGACCCTCTGCGAAAGGAGGGTGAGGGTGTACTCCGGGCCGTAGAACTCGCCAAAGAGTGTGTCGGCAAGCGTGGAAAGGGTGGCAAGCCTCAGAGTGTCTTCTTCCGGCTGGTTGTCGACAATGACATCCTTGACGTAGATGTTCACGTTCACATAGGCTATCTGTACCTGCCCGTTCTCATTGGCGAGGATGGAGATAACGATGTCCTCCTTCTTCGAGCCTTTGGGACGCTTGCGCTTCGACAGCTTACCCGTCACCGCCTGGTGCAGTTCCGAGCCCTTGATGAACTTGAAGATGTTTGTCTTTATGTCTTCGTCTGACCTCATAACCTAACTTCTAATGCTTGGATTTCCTTTTCTGCTTCCTTGATTGCCTTCTGCAGGTATTTCCCGACTTCTTGCTTGGCATATATCTCCGTGGATGCCAGCACGTCCTTCGACTCCATCGCCTCCACATATTCGGCATATTCCATTGCAGCGACCACTACCAGCGCGTATGTGTCCGAGTAGAGCCTTGCAAGTTCAGTTACCATCCTGCGGCCCTTCTCCGAGCCTTCCCCGCCTCCGAGAACAGAGTCAAATGTCGATTCTATCTGCTTCTGTCCGTAGGAATAGATGGCATAGCCGATTGAGCTTCTGAGGTTTCCGGTCTGGTCGTACCAACTGTCACCGCCCTTCCTGTCTCTGATCCTCCTTACGCATGTCAGCCCCAGATAGTTGAGGTTGTACTGGATGCGGTCGAAGATAATCTTCGCAGCCTGTCTGAACAGGTCGTCGAGGGCCTTGGTCGATGTGACAAACCTTATGTCGCTCATACCCACATCTTGCATTGGTGCTGGTAGCGATGGAAGCCTTTCACCGTGAACTCCTTCTTCTCCTGCAGGGTGCCCTCACCGAAGAATATTACCCGTACCTTCTCTCCGACGACGAACTCCCTTGTACGCTTCGGCAGGTAGATGGTATAGGAGTATTGCAGTTCAACACCGTCTGGAGTGGTGATTTTGTTCGCCTCTCCGGCAGGGACGGCATCACAGCGGCACAGCCTGTTCCATTCCTCCACCCCAGCGTGGGAGTCGCCGTTCTCGTCCTCGTACTCATCAGACTTGGTGAGCACTTCGAGATAGTGGGGTTTCATCTTCAGTATCGGCATATCTCAGCAGTTGATATAGACTTTCGGCTCGAAGTCCTCGATGGTCTCTTCGCCTATCTCGTCGTAGATGGAGTTGGCTCTTGCGAGCAGCTTCTTCTTCACCTCGTCCGTCAGAGTGCCTACGCTCTTGTCGGCCTCGGAGAAATTCACGGCCTGCACCAAGGCAACAAGGCAATCAGCGAAGCACCCCTTGAAGGTTCTGGAGGTGGCCACATCGTAGTCGTACTCCAAGTCGCCGTCAAGGTCACGCGCGATCATCTTGTTCTCCACCAGCCCTTCTGGGATGGGGTAGATAATCTCATCGAGCAGTGCTTCTCTGATTGTCTTCATAGTCTCACACTTTAAGCGTTAGCAGCCTGCTCGACTGCGATGGTTGCGGTGCGAGTGCCAACGGTCACGGTCACGGTGCCAGTGCGCTTGGGTGCGCTGTCTGCGCTGTTGGCGGCAACCTTGACGGTGATGGTCTTATCCGAAATGGTCGGAGTAATCCAAGCGTCGTCGGTAGTCACCGTGGCGGCAGCGATATTGGCATCGGTGTCGTTGCTTGTCAGCTTCACGGTCTTGCCAGTGCTGTCAGCAGCGGCAGTGAACGAGAGGGTCTTAGGACTTACGGACGGGCAGTACACCACGTCAGCCTTGAAGGTGGCCTCGTCCTCGTCGCTCAGAGCATTGAAGGCAGCGATCACGGCAGCGTCAGTAGCGTTGCTGGCTACGCTCTGGCCGAGAGCCTTCAACTTGGCGATGGCCTCAGACTTCACGTACTTCTTGCCTCCGATGGTGACATAGGTGTCCGCGCTGTCCTCCGTCTCGGCTTCGGTGTCAACCACCTCGGCATTGCTCTTGTCGATAGTGTAAATCATATCGACGTTCTCAATGACGGGGATAACCAGGGCCTCACCAGTCGTATGCTCGATGAGAGGCTTCGTGGTCGAGAACTCCGAAATCAACTTGTACTGGTCAAGTTGAGCGTACTTTACTCCGGCAACGGGGTTGGTGACCTCAGCGAGGGTACCCCATACCAGCGAGCCTACATCGGTAGAGGACAGGAACACCAGCTTGTCGGCATTGTACGGCTTGACTGGGGTACGCTTGCCGTTCTTCTCGAAGTACACCGTGCGGTCGATCTTCAAGAACTGGATGCCGCCGAACTCGGTAGCGAAGGCGTCGTCGAATGCCGTTGCGTTCGGGATGGGCAGCTTCGTAGTTTCCGTGTAGGTGATTTCCTTTGCATCGGCCACCAACTCACGGGCCCAGCGTTCCTTCTTCATTTCACGGTAGGTCGAGAGGGCAATGACAAGAGTGGTGATAGTCACACCATCAGCGTTGGCCTTGTCAAGGACGCGCTCGATGTCCTCACGGCTGATATGACCCTTCTCGGTGACACCGAAATGGTTGCCTGGGAACTTCTCGTAACCGAACGTCACGCGGAGTGCGGTGCCAGTGTTCTCATCGTCGGGAACGGCCATCACGCCGTCAGAGAGGGCGGTGAGGAAGTTGGCCTCGTTCTTCTCGTCGATACCTACGGAGCAGTACACAGCATCGTTGGCGAAGCGCTGGATAATCCGCTGACGCTGGGAAGCGGCAGCGGCCTGGTTGCCTCCGTTTACGCTGGCCTGATACTGGGCATTCATGATGTTGAGGGTGTTGATGTCGGTCTCACCCTTCTTCTTCTCCATACCAATCTTTGGCAACTTGCCGTTCGAGGTTGCGATGGAGTCACGCTTCTTCACGGGGAGAGGCGAGTCCATGGCCACCATGTCAGCGGCAACATACACCGTGTTGGCAGAAGTACCCTCCCACTTCTGATCCGCGCTGTACACAGGGGTCAGCATGGTCTTGTGGAGGTAGGTGCGTGGCTTGCCGTTGTTCTCCTTCGTCTTTACGAACAGGGAGAGTTTCGGCCACAGAGCCATCACGAACTGAATAAACAATGATTCTTGCATATCCTTTTCTTCTGTTTACTGGTTTCTGCAACTTAGTCGTGCATGAACACGAGTCCGGGAAGTGCAGTCTTCATAGCGGACTTGATGGAACTCACAGGGTACGGACTTGCGACATCGTTCACCTCACCGTCGTAGATGTTACACTTTTCTCGTATCTCGCTGATACACAACGGAAAGCGGATTTTCAAAAATACTCGGAGTAACAACGTGGTAACAAAACTGCACGAAAAGCTGTGCAAGCCGGACTCCCAAATCATAAAAAAACATAAATCTTTCGGCCGTCACTCAGAATGGACTCCATCTGTGCAAATTTGCATAAACAGGAGGCTCGTCAGAGCTTCAGATGGGATGGTGGGTGTGGATGATGCCGAATAGTCCTCTTGAACCTCGCTTGGACTTTCTTGGACGCTCTATCTGCACACCTCCATTATGGTCTCAATAAGGGATGGCATGTGAACCTCTTAGAACGGCTGTGAACAGGCTTGTAGGCAGGATAGCAAAAACCCTCACCCGTGCCTCTCGGCAAAGATGAGGGTCGCAATGGCAGGCAGCACCTAAAAGCGTAGATTCTGAAGTCAAAAAGTGGTGCCCCGTACCTTCGGCTTCGCTAAACCGACATTCTCCAAAACTTGACGATCTCCAGCCCTGTGTAGAACCTTCGTCCGTTTGACTTGCGGTACCGACAGCTGATACCTGTCGGGCCGATATTCGTGTATCTGCGCAGCGTGTTCCTGTGGACTCCGAGGATAGCCGCTGCCTCTTGTATGCTGTATCGTGCCGTTGGTGGCACTTGTGGCTCTTCGTTTACCATACGTGGATAGTTGTTAGGGTTGCACTACGATGTCCGCTTGTGGAGGCTGTGACGCAGCCTGTGGACGCTGTTACTCTCTTGGGATGGGAGGGAAAGGAGGCCGGACGATGCCAGCCCCCCTCCGATGGCCTATGCAGGTTCCTCATTGCTCGTTGAGGCTGATTCCTCGGTAGCCAGCACATAGGCATCTGCGTTCTCCCTTGCCTCGCTGATGATGGCCGAGTAGCTTACATCGTTGCCGGCACTGATGGCTTCGTCGATGCACTTCTCCAGGTTCTCGATGATGTTCTCGACGTGACTGCCAACGAGGTCTCGGTACACTGGCAGTCCGCACTTGCGGTTCCTGTAGTTCGTGACCTTCGACAGGAGGATGAAGATGTCGCTGACCATCTGCTTCAGCTCCTTGCTCTCGGACTCGTTGATAACGTTCATTACCTTCTCGACTTGCTCTTTGGTGGTGCAGGGAGCGGACTGCTGCTTGTTTCTTTTCATTGCTCTTGGGTTTTTATAGTTCAACTTCTGATAACATGTCTATCACGTCCGCATACTCGCTGAGTGCCTGCAAGGGCGCCTGCTCCTCTGCGGTGATGATGTCGTACTGCTCCACTGCTCTCGCCCACATCGTGAATGCGTCACAGAGGAATGACTTGGCTTCGTCGTAGCCGTTCTCGTCCGTCAGCCTCTCAATGAGTGCTGCCAGCTGCTTGGGGATCATGGCCGATACCATCTGCCCCTTATTCGTGGGGGTGGGGATTGAACCCCTTGCCCCCGACTGTCTCTTTGGTGTTTCTTGCTTCTTCATTGCTCTTGCCTTTTATGCTAATCTGCAGTTGTACTGCGTGAACTCTCTTATTCCGATGCCGAGGCCAGTGGTGACGAACCTGCGCATCTTCATTATCTCCTGCTTCGCTGATGGGATGCCGATGTTGAGCTTGCTGCTTACTTCGGCTGCACTCATCCCCTGCAGGTACCATACGAACAGGGTTGAGAAACGCTTCCTCCGCTTCTCGGTCTTGATGGTGGCGAACACACCCTTGACCATCTTATTGAGCATCCTCGACTCATTGGCCTTGCGACGCTCGACCTCCTCGATGTCCTCCTGCTCTGAACTGAGGCAGTACTCGAGTGCTTCGATGTCGGTTTCCTGCTGATGCCTCTCAGCCTCGTTGTAGAACTGCCACTTGACCTGTGAGGTGAGGAACGAGTATGCGCTGCTGCTTCCGTCCTCCACGAACTTCTCGTAGTATTGCGTGTAGGCTTCCTGTACGAGGTCGTCTGCCATTTCCGTGCAGTGGCACAGGGAGATTGCGTAGGCTCTTATCTTCTCGTACATCTTCAGAGGCTCGTCCGAGGGTCGGCAGGTCTGCGAACCCCTTGCCTGGTCTGCGTACTGATAGATGAACTCTCCGACCATCTTCTGCTTTCCCGTGAGGCAGTTGCATATCAGAGTGACCGACACCCCTGCCTTTTCGGCTGCGGCCCTGACCGTCGGGAAGGTGGCGGTCAGTATGCCGTTGGCCGTGTACTGATTGACTTGTCTTGCTCTCATGGCTCCCGTGCTTTAGAAGTTGACGCTGATGAGGTTGGCTTTCTTGAAGCAGCGGTACTCCTGCTTCTCGGTGTCGAAGTAGGTCTGCAGGGTCTCGTTGGACTTCCGACCCGTTCCCTTGGTGGCGGGCAGGATGGAGGCTTGCAGGGTGCCGTAGGCTTCTCTGATGCTTCCGTCAACCTTTTGGAAGTGGAACTTGACGATGCGGGTCTGCATCTGGATTCTCAACTTGGCGTTCAGCCATGCTAACTTTAAGGCTTCCGAGAGGGAAAGGCCGTTTTTCTTTACGAATTCCCATGCGGTGCTCATTATCGAGCTGAGGGAGGTTTTGAACGTTGCTTTCATCTTTTTGACTTTTAGAGTGAATTATTATTTGTTTGGTGCTGTAAAGGTAGCAATAAAAAACGGAATAACCAAATTTTACGTCGCAAAAATACTCTAAACACGTTATTTTTAACTTTTGCTCACTTTTAATCGGTCTGAATGACCTTTTTTGCACAATTTTGAACTTTATAACCCATTCAGATTACTTTTCTGCAAAAACATTTGGTCATTCGGCAAAAAACAACTACCTTTGTGCCATCAAAACATAATTCATTCAAAGTACATGGAGATTACCAAGGTCATCAAGAGACACGGCTACAATCAGACACAGGTAGCCGAGCGAATGGGCATACTGCGCCAGTCCTTTGCCAATCAGATCTGCAAGGGCAATCCGCAAGTCAGTTACCTCCGCAGGATAGCGGACATCATCGGAGCGGACATCACCGAGTTCTTCGAGGATGAGGTGCAGCAGTCCGAGGCACAGCAGCCAGCAGATGAAGGCCAGGCTCTCATCTGTCCTCATTGTGGAAAGGAAATCAAGGCTCACTTCACCATCGAGCCGCTGACAGGAAAGGAGGGCTGACAATGGACGTCAAGAGGGTTATCAAGGAGCGTGGCTTCACGCTGACACAGGTATCGGAACTGACGGGCATACACGTCAAGACGCTTCCGGCCATGATTTCACCGAACCGCAACGTCACGGTCAACACCCTGCGCAAGGTTGCCGAGGCCATAGGCTGCAGCATCACGGACTTCTTCGCTGATGAGGCTCAGCCGTCCAGCACACCGACTGTCTCTGATGGAGCGGTACCAATCATCACCTGTCCGCATTGCGGCCACCAAGTCAAGGTCTGCGTCAAGGTCGAGCAGCCGGACACCAAGTAAGCTTATTCTTTCATCACTATCTCTTGCCACCACCTCTCACAAGTCTCTCATGGCTTCGGGAGGTGGTCTTTCTTTTCCTCGCTGTTGTGGCTTGTGACGGCATTTCATACATGGGGTGGAGAAATGTAGGTCGGTGGCATAGGAACGGCTTAGAACGGGCATAGGAGGGCTGTGACAGGCTTTGCCCGTCCTATGGATGGTTAGGATATTCTTTGGAACCCACTCAAAATCTTAGCCTGTCCTGCCAACCCAAGAGGCCATACGGCACCAGGCATAGGATTCGCCACCCCCATTCGTAGAGGTGAGGGAAAGGACGTGATTTCGTTCTTAGACGGGTCTTAGGCTCGCGTGGACGCGCTGATGGCATAGGGGTATTATGACCTCGATAAGGTCTGCGGTGTGTCAGGCTTAGAACGTCTAAGAACAGTCTTAGGACAGGGCATAAAAAAACCGCCCGAACTTCTCAGTCCAAGCGGTCAGCCTCGGTGGCTACCAAATAAATAATAATTCACGCCTCAGTCAAGAGACGAAAACATGCCACTCCGGCCTATAGGGAGCAGGAGGCTCCGCTTTCGCGGTACACCCCCTGCGTGTAGTCCGTTACCAAAGGGCAACCTTGCCGATGGCTCCGAAGTCGATGGTGGCTGTCGCTACACCGAGGGCCTGGAACACACGGCTTATCGTCGGCAGGGTGATGTTGTTGCCTTTCTCCAGCCTTGAAATCTGAGCCTTCTTCACTCCGATGCGCTCACCAAGTTCCTCTTGCGTGAGTTCTTGCTGAAGCCTTGCTTTCTTGATGAGCTCGCCGATCTCGTATGCCTGTACCGACTTGGCCACCTCTGCCTCAAACTCATCCCTTTCGGGTGTGCCGACCTTTCCGATGCACTCGTCCAAGTGCTGCTCGAATGGTATCAATTTCATCTTCTTTGCCATATTCTATTCTCCTTTTGATTTGAAATACTCTTGTCTGATTCTCTCTGCCTTGGCTATCTCCTTGGATGGGGTCTTCTGAGTCTTCTTGACGATGCCGTGAGTGGCTATCACCAGCGTTTCCTCCTCAGTGTCCCAAAAGGCGAACAGCCGATACTTGACCTTGTTGAACAGGGTGCGGAACTCCCAAATCTCGGTGCCTTCCAGCTTCTTGAACAACTCGGCATTCCTCTCTCCCTGCTGCACTCGCTTGATGTTGCTGTCAATCTTCTTGGCGGCTGCATGGGGAAGCCCCTTGATGAAGCTGTCCGCTTCCTCCGTCAATACCAAATTGAATATGCTGTTGCTCATATCGGATTCCTTTTTTGTCGGTGCAAAGATACTACAAAGTTTACACCCAACGAAACTTTTTCTCGCTTTTTTGTATTCCAGTGCTAACTTTTAACACTTTTCCTGTGTGAAGTGAGCCGTTTTGCTCTCTGTGAGGGGTCTGTTGTGGCTTGTATGGCCGTTTGCCAGCCCTCGGTGGATAGTTGTAGGGGTGAGGGGCGAAACGAGCTTGTTGAGGCTTATTTGCCCCTCGGTGTTTCTTATTGCTCTTGCCCGTCCTATGCTGCCTGCTTGTAATACTTCTCCAGCAGATCTTCGCTGAAGTCGTTCTCGGTGTCCTCCCCATCCTCGTCGAAGCTGTCTGCCGATGTGACGCAGAGTGAGCGGCTTGTGACGATGTAGGCTCCCGTGCCGTTCATGTAACCGCAATGGAAGTCGTCCTCGACATAGCCTTCTTCTTCAGCCTGGTACTCGATGATGAGGGTTTCGCCATCCTTCTCGAACTCTATGGTTCCTGTGCCGACCTCTATTTGGTCGAGGATGCTTTGGTAGTCTGATTTCGTGAGCTTCATAACTTCTTGACTTTTTGGTGAATTATTACTTATTTTGGTGCTGTAAAGTTAGTCATTTTTTTGCAATTTACCAAATAAATCGGCTCAAAAATACTCTAATCAGATTATATTTAACTTTTGCTCACTTTGGAACTTTCTGATTACACTTTTGCTAACTTTTGGTTCGCCCGATGAGGCTCGTAATGGCTTCGCAGGGATGGGGATGAGGAAACCGCTCTGAGTCCGGCTGCTGACCTTCATCGGAACAAAATCGGAACACTTGCGCATGGCCTGTGCCGATAATGTGCGTTGCTCTCAATCACTTTCAAGGACGGGCTGTCACTTTACTCCCGATTCCTTCCGATTTCTCGATGCTTTTGCTTATCTTTGCACCCCGATAAATCATAGCAAAACGATGAGCATGAGAAAACTTTTTATTGCACTGTCATTCTGCTTGGCAATCCCGACGCTGTTCTCCTGTGGAGGCGATGATGGGGATGATGCCATTGACACCGAACAGGCCGAAATCGAACTTTACAAGCAGAAGATTATCGGTTCGTGGGAGCGTTACGAACAGAACAAAGGAAACAGCACTACTGAGTTCCAAGAGTCCACAGCCAAAGACACGCTGACTTTCTACTCAGACGGCACGAGATATTCCACTATTCTGCAAAGCCGCGTGACATGGGAAATGTGGTATCGTCAAATCTTTATCGGCTCGTTCATCTACTCCCTCTCGTTTGATGAGGGGTACTCTATCATGCAACTGCGTCAGAACCTTGGCTCTGACATCTTCATCTACCGCTATAGGCGAATACCTAATCAGTGAGCCTTGCATGGTTCAGCGATGGGAGCAGCCACCTCTCGCAGACGCTCCAAAGGGATGGTTCTGATGTCCTCGATGGCACACGTCTTACTCAGCCAATCTGCAAAGGTCTCACGGCCATCCGACCGCCAATAATACCTCGAATACAACCTCTGCCTGAGCAAGCGCCTCTCCTTGTATTCCGGGTCTGCTTCCTCATGCTTTTTCAACCATGTCAGCTGCCACCTCGACCTGTTACTCTTGAAGCGGTCATACTGCTCTTGGGTATCGAAGTGCTCACGCTTGTACTTGTACTTCTTCTCGTTCATGCTCTCTATGTGAAATGATGTGAAATTCTATGCAAAACCAACTCAAATGCGGTCATTTTTCGCCAAAATCCTGCCATTTTCGACACTTTGGCAATGATGGGTTGAACTGCCATCGAACTCCTTACCATACAGGGATTTCGTGCTTCTCCAGCACCTACCGCCTCGCACACACGCGCACATAACGCACGTGCGCTTTGCCGTTACTTTTGTTTCCATCCCTCAGTTATCCGATTCTTCAAGCGTTGGGTTGTTTTGCTTGTTTGCCAGCATTGTCAGACATTCGCTTGTTTTGGGTTGAATTATCGCTTTTTCAACTCATGCTCTCTCCCCGTGATGGTTCTTTGGAGTGGGGTTGAGAAACTGGCTTAGAACGGCTGTGTGAGGCTGTGAGGGGGCATTTTCGCTTGGGATGGGTATGTGAGGGTGAATAAAAGGGAGCAACCTGCGCTCATACGTCACAGCCTGCTCCCCGAGGCATGGTAAGTAAGTATATCATGACGACACCTGCATCAGCGGCCGTCTCTACCGCATTGAGCCGATCCTCTGACAGGCAGGAGTGTACTACAGGTTCTTCGTGTTCTTTACGATGTCTTTCAGATACTCGTTGAACTCAATGTACATCTTCTTCGAGTACTTCGCCACATCTTCGAGGTAGCCCGTATCGAGAATAATCAGATTGCGAATTTCATACACGGCATCCTTCATTTCTATGCTCATGGCATCCCTACCTGTCAAGATGGTGAGGATGGCGGCGACATCGTTGCGTATCATTTCAGCGCTTATCTGCAGGGCGGTAAACCTTCCGTTCAGCTCCTCGCCTGTGTCTTGCGACATGGCTTGGAAACCCTTGCTGCTTGCCTCTTGCTGATATGCTTCGCTGTTGGCCTTGATGATGCCCAAGTCGAGCAAGGCCTGCCTGTCTGCCAGCATGTCATTGGCGATCTGCTCATTCGTGGCTCTGATAGCGTCAGCTTCCTGCTTGGTGATGTTGTCGTCCATAGCCGCGTCTGCTATCATCTTATAAAGTGCATCGATGCGGTCTTTATACTTGGCCGTCATGAGCGAGTTGAGGATAGCGTTAGACAGCACCTTCTCCATGTTGTCGCTGAAAGCCTCGAAGTCACTACCCATGTCGGTTAGGATGGAGGAGAAACTATCTCTGAACCCTTCCCATGAATAGCCTGTCAGCTTCTCGTTGAGTGACGATGTGATGGACTCCAGCGTTCCGGCACGGTCGATGTACTGGTTCACGAGGTCTAACGGGTTGCGATGGCCATCGGTGCTGAACAGGCTTGCCCATTGTTCGGGAGCGAAGTCTCTGAGCAACTTCATCTGCTCGGGAGTCAAGTTCCAAATGGTATCTCTGTTCACCGTGGCATTCTCGCCATGCTCCTTCAGTACCTGTGTGAACTTGTCCCATCCTTCCCATCCATTGCCTGCCATATTGGCATTGAACGAGTGCTTGCCACCCAAACCGAGGAACCCATATCCGCTGTTGGCATACTCTCCAGCACGGGAGTCTATGGCCTCACGTTGGTTCTTCTCCCAATCCTTCTCGGCTTGGTAAGCAAGCTTGTATGCTTCGACCGACTCCGTGTTCGTGGTGTCCTTGCTTGCTATCGTCTCTTTCAGCGAGTCAATGGATTCAGCAAGGCCCTCATTCGCCTTTGCGAGTTCTTCAATGCGAGCCTCCATTTCTTCCTCGTTGCCACTACCTGCGAAGATGGTGACAAAGGACTTCCCGAATCCGGCTATGCCATCAAGAACCCCGTTCACGGCTCCAATGATGTCGCCACTCGCAAGGGAGGTGATAGCCGATTGGAACCCTGCCACACCGTCTGCAAAGCCATGTACCGCATCACCGAAGTCGGTGTTCTCGAGACCAACCTTATCCACGAACTCCGCAAGGCTCTGAGCGTTCTGATTCACGAGGTTGATGATACCCATTGCTCCACCACCTGCCGAGTTCTGAGCGTTCTTGAAGATGTCACCGATGCTGCTTCCGCTCAACATGGCGTTTGCATTGGAAACCCTCTTCTTCCCTTCTGCTGAATCTGCTTCGGCTTTCGTGAGGTCTATGGTGGCCGTCTGCAACTGATCGAAGCAGTCAGTCAACCGCTGTCCGGCTTCAGTAGTGGCATCGACTCCGAGTTCATTGAACAGCTGAAGCTTGCCCTCGATGCTAATGTCTGTTAGTTCAACGTCCTTGCCGTACAACTCCTTGAGGGCGGCTTGCACCCTCTCCTGGGCTTCTTGGACTTTGGTCTCAGCGACACCCTGTTCTGCAAGGAGCCTGTTGTACTCCTGCTGTGCTGAGGCTGCTGCACGGGTCAGTCTCTCCCTTTCTCTGAGGGCAGGGATGATGGAACTCCAGACACTTGTGCGGTCTGAAATCTTGTCTTCGATTTCGAGTATCTTCTGCGAGATAACCTGTGCATCCTCTGCACCGACACCACCTGCAGCAAGTGCGCCTCTCAGTTTCTCGCGTAGTCCTTTCAGAGCCTCCGTCGATACCCTGTCGAGGTTGTTGAACACGCTCTCCCAATCGAGGTCATTCTGAAGCTGCTGGAAGTTCAGAGCCTCCAATGCCTGGTCGCGCTCTTGCTCCAATGCAGCTTTTCTGATGGCATTGTCCTCGTCGGCTATCTTCTGAGCGTACTGGGCGCTGATGGCGGCTTTCTGCTGTTCGACGCTGCCGTACTCCCTCATGTACTCATGCAGGGCTTCTATATTCGCCTTGTTGACCTCCTCGATGCCACGATTGAACTCTGCGGTGTTGGCTGCAAGCTGTGCTTCGTAGGCTTTCGTCTCTGCCTCAGTATAGGACACATCGACCTTCGTTGGGTCAAACACTTTGTCCTTGTTCTTGGGGTCTGCCTCGAACAGCTGACGCGCCTTGTCTATCTTGGACTTCTTTAGGTCCTCATAGCCACGCTCGATTTCCTTCTTGCGCTTGTCGAAGTCGAGGCGAAGCTGCTTGAGGGTCTTCTCCGTCCCGTCCTTCAAGGCATCAATCTCTGCCTGCCTGGTCTCAATCTCCAAGTCCTCGGCTGACCTTCTCCTGTCGAGTGACTGCTGCTGCTGAAGTTCATCATACCTCTGCTGCTGACGCTGCCTGTCAACCTTGGAGGTCTTGCCGCCCGTCGTGGTTTTCTTGGTCGTTGTGGACTCGGCATAGCCTTTCTTGTGGGTAGAGAGGGTCTTAGACACCTCGCCTACCTGCCTGTTGTACTCAGTCCATTCGGAACTACCATACTCGGAGGCATCACGTTTCTTCTTCAAGTCGGTGAGGCGCTTCTCCAGGGCTGCATCTGAGCCGGCAGTCAGCGATGAGGGAAGGAGGCCGTTTATCTGCTCCAGCAAGTTCTTCAATGCTTCGAGCCGTGAGTTGTCGGACTGAACCTTCACCTCCTTGGCATTGATGGCATCAATCTCACGCTGGACTTCCTCTGCCTTGCTCGTCAGCTGCTCGAAGTTCATCTGGTCGATGGCCTCGTTGGTCACGTCCTTCGTGCTGACAGCGGCATTGGCGATACCCTGCAACTGAGCCTTGGTTCGGTCAAGCTCGCTGTATGCCTCGGAGAAACCCTTGGCTGAGTCTTCCACGTAGTCGTGCAGATCATCATGGAACGTCTCTAACTCATCGTCCGTGACACCGAGTGAGCGCAGAATCCTCTCGATAGCGGCCACCTCGTCATTGACAGCTTTCTCTCCGTCTGCAGCAGACTGGGCAAAGGCATCGGACATCTTCTTGGAGTGCTCCATGACCTCCGTCGAAATCATGTTCCAAGTGGCAGACGTTATCTTCTGAATGTTGCGGCTCTGATACTCAACAGGACCATATCCGGGAATCGTCTTTCCGTCACCAGCGTCGATGGAGGTGTACTCAATCTTCGTGTACTTCGCCTTCGATGCCTGCTTGATGAGTTCGTCCATAGCCTCCTTCTCCTTGGCCATGGCATCCTCGTTGGACTTGGCTACGGCTTCGGCTATGGTCTTTTCGGCTGCTTGCTGTCTGATGGCTTCGGTGAGCGCTTCGTACTTGAGCTTCTGCTCCTCCAAGGTGTCGTTCACGTTCAACTGAGCCACGTTGTAGTCACTGGCCAGCTTGTTTATTCCGTTCAGAGCGTCATTGTAGCTCTTGGTGCCCTTCTCCACATTCGTCAGCACCGCATAGTAGGTGTCAAGGGTCTGCTTCTCCTTCATCACCTTGTCGCGGAACCGCTCCGTGGCATCACTTGCATCGTCCGTCTCGGAACTGAACAGCGACAACAGGCCGATGATGGAGGTGATGGCAACCAGCGCGAGGCCGAATGGGTTGCTCATCATTGCTGCCTTGAGGCCGTGCATGGCAGTCGTGCACATCTTAGTGGCCGCTGCCCACAAGCCCGTTGCCTTGGTGTTGGCGTTCTTCTGAACCGTATCGACCTGCGTCTGAAAGGTGTTGAGGCGCTGCTGTGCCGTGTTCTTGGCCGTGGCGGCTGTCTGCACTTCCTTGGCGGCAGCGTTCTTCAGTTCTGCTGCACTTGACATGTTGGACTGCGCTACGGACAACTCCTTCTCTGCAGCAGCTATCCTCTCAGCGTCACCGCTTGCCTTGGCCGCTACCAACTCTGCTTCCGCTGCTGACACTCTCTCTGCTGCCGACTCCACCATCTGACTTGCAAGGTTGCTGTCCTCGATGGCTGCGTCATGGATGGCCGATGCACTTGCGAGACGTGCCGTCAGCTCCTTCTCTATCGCTGCCACCTGCTGGTCTATGACTGCGGCATTGCCAGCCTTTGCCTGTGTGTTGGCTTGGGTGGCGGCTGTCTCTGCAGCGATGCTATCCGTTTGGAGTGAAGCCTCGTACTGATCCACAAGGCTCTGCATTTCCGCTACCCTCTCAGTCTCGATGGTGGCCTTCTGCTTGGAAATCATGTCTTGGTAGGCACTGAGCACCATGAGGCTTGCCTTGTACTCACCATAGGCAGCTACCACCGTCATAATGGCCGTGCCGACTGTCTTCCAATTCTCCACTATCGTTGACACAACACCGAGCGTAGTGTTGATAACACCTTCCTCACTCTTGCCAATCTCATTGAACATCATGTCAATCGAGTCCTCGATGTTCGAGATTTGGCCTTTGATGGTGCGGCTCTGAGCATCCATCAGTCCGCCGAACTTGCCTCCGGCTTGTGTCATGTTGTCGATGGCTTGTTTCAGCACGTCGGAGGTGACCTTACCCGCAGTCACGGCTTCGCCCACAGCATCCTTTGTGATGTTGAGAATCTTGGCTATCTCCTCCGCGATGGGAATACCACGGCCTTGGAACTGACGCAAGTCCTGTGTGAACATTCTGCCCTGCACCATCGTAGTACCATACAGGTACACGAGGTCGTTGAGGGGTATGGAAAGTCCGGCTGCTATATCTCCGAGGTGAATCAGAGTGCCGTTCACATCTTCTGCCGCTATGCCGTAGGCCAGCAGCTGCTTGGCACCCTCTGCGACACCATGAAGGTCAAAGGGTGTGGTGGCCGCTGTCTTGACAAGCTGGCCAAGGAGGGCATTGGCTCTCTCCTCGCTTCCGAGCATCGTCTTGAAGGCTACCTCCAGCTGTTGGAACTCACCTCTCACGTTGGCGACTTGCTTCACGAACTCTGTCACACCGATGCCAGCGACCAATCCCGCAGCCGACCTCTTGATGTTGTCGAACACGTCGCTAAGACGCTTACCTTCTGCCTCTGCCTTGGTGGCCGTGTCCTTGATGGCCTGGTTGGACTGACTGAGGCTTTCTATCAGTCCGGCATTGTTTCCTGTGATTTCAAACTTCAGTGCCATGTCTCTGCATTTTATAGATTTCACTTGCCACCAAGGTAGTCTTCACGCAGAAGCCAAGCAAAATGCCTACCACCTCTTCGTTTTCCTCTTTGGACTTCAAGGGGGTGATGGCGAGCTGGCGCTTCAACGCTGCACTCTCGATGCTGATGCTGTTCAATTCGTCGATTACCTGTGCAGGTCGCATTTCTCCAGACTCCAATGAGGCTTTCAAGGATGCCAACCTGTCACACCATTTCTTCGCGATGTCTCTGACTACTATCAATTCCATAACTGCGCTATATTTGAGGGTTACACTTCTTGGCTATTTCCAATTATTGTTCTTTATGAATTCCATCACCTTCTCTGCGTTCGCAGGGTCGGATGCGTCTATCACGTCCGTCTGACCTTCGAGCAGGGTGAATGGAACCTTTTTCATTTCCTCCTCGCTGAGGAAGATGTTCACGATGTGGTCGCTGTACATCAGCATGAGGTTCGCATAGGACACCTCCCACATGATATGCTCCAGGGACCAGCCGAATGTCTCTGCAAAGAAAGACAGCAGCGAGCCGTAGATAGACACGCCTCCGAAGTTCACGGAGTTGCCGCCCTTCTTCTTGTACTTGGCGATTTTGGTCTTCCGTTCCTCCTCATGGGTAATCTTGAGGAACTTCTTCAGATGAAGGATATCCTCTGCATCGTCCTTCAAGATGTGGATTAGGAGGGTGGCCATGTCGCTCAGTTCGAGGTTCTTCCTAAAGAACTCCATTCGGTTGGCGATATGGTTGGCATCCAAAATCTTCCACTTCTTGTTCGTCGTAGCGTAGGCTATCATGCGAAGCACCAGGTCTTGCTTCTCTTGGCACACACGCAGACATTCAAGGTGCGGACTGATTTTCACGTTCTCCTCATCGACCTCCAGCTGAGGCTTCATGTTGTCGATGAGCAGCTTCACTCCGAGCGACTTGGGGAAGATGTTGAAATGCTTCCCTCCTGCCTCGAACTGAATGGGCATTTCTGTCAGTACATCGACCAACAGCTGCTGTGACTTCATTTTCTCTTTTTCTTCCATTTCGTTTCTATGCTTTGGTTACTGATTACTGGTCGTTGGCCACCACGACATTGAAGCCGTGACTACGCAGTTCTTCGATGCGGTACTCCTGCAGGGGACGTGGCTTGCCTCCCTTCCTCTTGCACTCGATGAAGGAGGCGGTGCCGTCTTTCAGCAGCATGAGGTCTGGGATGCCCGGCTTGTTCGTGAGTATCAGCTTCACGACCATATAGCCCTGCGACTCATACTGCTTGATGATGCGGGCTTGTACCTTGCTTTCCAACTCCCTCTTCTTCATGGCTGCTTAGATGTTGAGGCTGTTATCATCGACGTACTCCTCATGTACCGCCATTGGGTCTGAGGAAAGTCCTGCCCTGCGAACCGACTCTACATGACCTACCAATGGCTTGTCACCGTTGGCTTTCATCCATTTCTCGATCTCCTGCTTCTCGTCGTCTTGGATAAACGGAGTGATGATGTGCTCTACGCTGATGCTGTCAAGCTCATTCTTCCATTTCACGTTCATCTGACCGAGGAAGGCCTTTATCACATTGCACTCCCTTTCAAGGAACTCTTCCCAAATACCTGCTTCCTCTCCTATGCGAAGGTGGGCATCCGTGAACATGGTCTGACGTGCCTCATAGCCGATGTTGCCGAGACCCTTCAGGTTCTCAAACGATATGTCGGGCATCTGCGACTGAAGGAAGAACAGGCGCACCAGCATATCGACATTGTACTTCAGCGCATCGATGGACTGGTTCCACGACACATAGCCTACATCGCCTCCGTTCTGCAAGCGGAATGCCCTGCGACTGTCGCCCTTGGCTTCTTCTCCCAACACTTGGCCGACAATCTTCAAGACGGGTGCTGAGTTGTATGCTATGACATCGCTGTTCCTCGACAAGGTGTACTCTATCTCCTCTCTGAGGTTGCTGAGGCCATGGTACACAGGAACGGGTCTTGACAGGTACACACCAGGTATCTTCATAATCGAAATCTCCTCACCGCTGACAATCTCACCTTCTTCGGTCATGGCCATTGTGACTTCCTGCCATCCCTTGTCGGTCAGCTTCCAAATGTAGTGCCTGTCCGAAGTGTATGTCTCGAAGAAGGTCACAGTCCTCTCTCCGTCCTTCCTCGTGTACTCTAAGGACATCGCAAGCATGTTGTCCCTGTCATCAATGAAGGGGTACAGCTTGTAGCCCTCCATCGGGGAATACGTCTTACATTTCAACTTGTACTGCGAGTCAAAGCCGTAAAGGGTATTCGGCTTGTTAACGGCATACCATATCGTGAACACCTCGCAGGCTGCATAGTACGCAAGCCCTCTCTTGAGGTTCACGGCATCTATCCTCGCGTGCTTGTAGATGGCCTCCATCGCGCGGACAATCTGCTTTCTCGTCTCGTCCTCACCTACGTTGGTGTATGACCGCTTCACAGGAATGGAGAAAGTGTATTCGTTGAACCTGTTTGTCAGCAGCTTCTCCATGCCGATGTAGATGCGGCTTGCCTTCTCAATGACACCATCCGAGCGTTGGCGGTCTTTACGGCCTATGAGGTCATGCACTATCTTGTGCTTGGTCGGCTCATAGTCTCTGAGCAGATCTTCCCATCTTGGTACGTCAACTGACTTCTTCCTCAGTTGGTTGATGATTGTGTCGGGGCTTTCGCTCCCTATCAGTTCTTGAATCTTCATATTGCTTATTCGATTATCGTTTCATGTTCACTCCTGGGCATATATCAGCCTACGCCCTTTGGCTGTCTTGGTCCTGCCAATGCAGACGTCACGAATGAGGGCAGTAGAACAACTTAGGAACTCTCCGGCTTCCCTTGCATTGCTGAACGTGGCTTCGACCTCTCCATCATCAGTAAGCAGCAAAACCCTCTTGCCCTTGCCATAGCGAGGATGGTTCCGACTGTCTCTCATCCTCTCCTTGGCCTTGCGGCTTATAGAGGCATAGGCTTCCTCCGACAACGGACGCTTCATGCCCTTGTTCCAAGGCTCATGTCCTTTCGTACCCTCAGACAGGTTGCGCAGGTGGTTCGGGAAATTGCAGTTCTCCTTGGGGGTACACCAGCGCAGGTTCTCCACTCTGTTGTCGAGCGGATTGCCGTTGATATGGTCCACCTCCAGACTCTCCTCGCTCATGGATGGAGGTAGGGGGATGAAGTGCATGGCCACCAGCCTGTGAACAAACAGCCGTGTGCCATCACGGCCACCGAGAGTAACGTTCTGATAGACTCCGTTGGTCGAGCAGGAAAGCACCTTCTCGATGGGGTAGCGGAACTTGCCGCGACGAACGACCTTGGTTCTCCGCACCCTGCCGAGGTTGCTTATCTGATAGGCTCCCTCATAGCCTCGTATGTCCTTCCAATACTCCTGCATTATCGTATCAGTTTATCCAGCTTCTTCTCACTCCTGGTCTTGCCGACCTTCATCTTCTTCCTGTAGTATGAGAGGGTGAAGTCCTTCTTTCCATGCACGGCTTCGAGGATGGTCTCGTCAAGGCCGGGCACAGAGCAAAGGAAGTACACGTCGGCAGCTTCCTCGCGCTCCTTAGAAACAAGCCTGTTGCGACCCTGCTCATAGCTGAGGAACGAATACTCAAACGAGTAGAACACCAAAGCTTCTGCAGTATCGAGGCGCACACCTTCCCTTGCCCTTCTGACTTGGCAGATGAACACCTTGTCGGATGAGGCTTGGAACTCTTCGGGGCTGTCCGTCCAATTCGGGAACCATTGCTTCAGCAGGTCGAACTCCGACTGATAGCAGTAGAACAAGGCCAGCTTCTTCCCTGCGAACTTCTGCTTGACGTACTCGCACTTGCTTGTATCAAGGATGAGGTGTGTGCCATCTTCGGCTATCACTGTGCCGCCCGAAATCTGATGCAGCTTGTCAAGCAGCTTGGCAGGGGTGTCACCGAGAATGACATGATCACCGACCTTGGCCACCTTCTTCGAGTAGAGGTCGTGCCAAATGACGCTCGTCCTCATGGGCATGGGAACCTTGCGGACGTGCTCTATGATGTTGGTGGAGAATCCGGCTTCACCCTGCGTGTACGACACGAACAGGTGGCTCGCATCCTCGTCGATGAGGCTCTTGTCTGCATCCGAGTAGTCCGTGATGCGATAGCCGTTCACCATCTTCTCCCTCTTGTTCACATACTCCACCGCCCACTTGTAGAACGTCTTGTATGCTGCGAATGGCGACCTATCGCTGCACCACAGCTGATGATATATCTGCGAGTAGCTTTCGGGTGTCGGTGTGCCGCTGAGGAACAGCACAGGCTTACCCTTGCACTTCTCCTTGGCTGCTATCGTCCGCTTGCTTGGCTTGGGGTAGGCACCGAGGCAATGCGCCTCGTCGAGGATGATGAAGTCGTACTCGCCCGAACACTTGTGGACGCTCTCATAGTTCACGACCTCCAGCGAGTATGATGGATTGAGCAAGGCATAGTCCGACTTCACCGACGGGACGGCCTTTATCTTCGTGACGAACAGCACCGACTTGGCACCGAACCTGTCTGCCGTGAGGAAAGCCGTGAGCGTCTTGCCCGTCCGGCACTCCATCGACAGGTAGCACAGGCCGAAGTCGTTCAGTATCTTCACCGCTTTGTCAGCGATGTCGTCTTGATAGGGCCGTATGACCACTTTTTCACTCCCTTGTGGGGTGTTGGTAGGGTTACAGGCAGAAACAGGCTTAGACAGGCTGTGACGTGTCTTGTTGAGGCTTGTTGCTCTGGGTGTGGATATGGGTGTAGTCTTCTTCATACTCTTTCCGCTTAGAACTGACCTTCATAATCATCTGCGCACGTACCCGTGACCTCAGAACCTCTCCTGCGTTCCTGTGCGGCCAGCTTTGCAATGATGCCGGCAGCATCGTTAGCCCTTTCCGCTCTCCCTGCAGGTGCCGATGAGGGTTGGCGGTTGTCATAGTTGCCCTCCAGCACTTTCGGGAAGTTGTTCGGGCGCATGACCCAATCGAAGTCTGCCACCCATGCCCTGTTGTTCGAGCCGTTGAGGAACTTCGAGTCAGCGGCCTTGTCTATGACCTTTCTGATTGCTTCCTTGCCGTACTCGGAGATACGGGCGCTGATGGCTGTCTTGCGCTTCTTCGTCACTTGGCGGATGGGAGGTATCTGCTTGCCCGCCATCTTCTCGTTCCAATAGTCGGCCAGCTTCGAGAAATCGACATCTGACTGCTTGGGGGCAACTTTCTTGGTTGGCTTGCTCGGTTCTTCACCGAAATCTTCATCAGAATTTGGATTTGGGTCGTTCCCTAACGACAAAACTTCTGAATGTAATGAAGAAGTTATATCTAAATCTACTCTCTGACTCTGACTCTTATTCTTATTCTTGGTTGAATTATCCAATAACTCAACCGATGGGTTGTTTTGGTTGTTTTGGGTTGAATTATCCAATAACTCACTATCTTCATCGTGCTTACGGGCATTGGAATTTCCCTTTGGAGCACCGCCCTTCCGTCCGTTCTCACGATTGACCTCTGCTCTCTTGTCGGAGCGGAGCCAGTGCCTTTCTGCCTCGATGCACAGACTGATGAACACGGCTTGCGAGATAGGGTCAGCAAGCGTTGGCTTCACCCCCGTCTCAGCATACTCGAACAGGGCATCAAGGACATCGCCTTTCTGCTCCTGGGAAAGCACGTTCACCAGCTGATGCTTGTCGGAGTGGATGATAAAAAAGTCATGTACCATAGTCAGCCTCCTTTCACCATGAACTTCTTCAGAGAGGTCCAAAATGTCATGTCACCTTCATCGTTCAGTTCCGGCTCCTTGCCGTAGAGCGCATACTCGTTGAGCCGTCTGACCCAACAGCCGTAGGTCTCGAAGTCATTGCCGATGCACGAGAATATCGTGAACATTCCGTCATAGAACAGGTAGTAGCATCCTCTCATCAGCTGATCCCTCGACTGCTTGTCGGTGGCTTCTGTCCTCGACAGCAGGGGCAGGACGCTGACGAAGAATGTCTCAGCCTTTGGTGAACGGAACTCATCCGGCTTCACTCCCTCTACGCAATAGTTGAACACCGCGTGAATGTACTCACCATATTCCTCGTCATTCAGTCCGAGTGACGGGAGGAGGTGAAACTCGCTGTAGAACCTGCAGAAACTACTGCGAGGGAAAATCTTGTTTTTCTTACTTACTCTTGCCATGCCTTTCAAAATTTTACCTTGCCAAGTGGCTCGCTGCCGCCATGTCCGTCTCGTATGTGGATGCGAACCTGTTGCGGCCCATGTACTCGTCCAAGTCCTTCCTGTTGAAGAACAGCTTGCCCGAACCGCCATCCTCCGGCTTGGAGTATGGCACCTTGCTTTCTCTGACAAGCGCATACATCTTGTTCCTCGAATAGCCTGTGTACTCGCATGCTTCCTTCAAGGTGAGGAACTGCTTGAACGAACACTCCTTCAGACTGCAGACCTCATCGACCAAAGCCTCGATGATGGGGTTTGCAGCATTGTCGGGACACTCTGATTTCAGCTGTGCCACCTGTGCTCTGATTCTTGATATTGCGTTCATAAACTTGATATGGGTTTTGTTGGTGCAAAGTTACAAAAAATGATTGAAATAAACGCACTTTTTGTGAAAAAATCGCGCAATAGTTATCAATTTTTCACTTTTTTCAAGAAAAAGCGGTCATTGACAACCTGTTTACCCTGCTGATTACGCTAATTGCCTGCTAATCAAACGTAGGGAGCAGCTCGACGGCCTTCCGCTTGGAGGTGTCGAGAATCTTGGCATACACCTGTGTCTGAGTGATGTTCGTGTGGCCGAGCATCTTGCTCACCGTGTAGAGGTCGATGCCCTTGCTGAGAGCCAGCGTTGCGAACGTGTGCCGTGAGGTGTGCAAAATTAGCGAGATTGCAGACTAAAGCAGATGAAAGCAGTTGGCACGGTAAACGGTTGTAAATGAAGTGGTTCTCCTTATTCTTCCATTTTGATG